GGGTGGGGCCCGCCCGCACCCCGGAAGCCCGGCGGACAGCCGGGAAACAAAAACGCCGTGGGCAACCCCGGCGGCGGGGCACCTGTCGGGAATGAGAATGCAATGAAGGATGGAGCCTATGCGACCATCTTCTTTGACAAGCTCACCCCGGAAGAAAAACAGATCGTAGAGAATGCGCCCCGGAACAGCACCGAGCTGACTTCCCACGAAATCGGCGTGCTGTTGCTCCGGGAAAAGTACATTCTGGACAAAATCAAAGAGTATCAGGCTTTACCGCCCGACCAGATGATTACATCCAGTGTTATGGATATGCGAGTACCCGGCGGACGTGGCAAGCGGAAGCGGGACGGCGCAAACCAGCAGATCGGTATGTATCAGAAGGAGACCCCGGCACAGCGTATCTTGCAGCTGCAGGAAGCCTTGAACAAAATTCATGGCCGCATCCTGTCTGCGGCGGCCCAGATGCAGAAAAACGAAATGGACAAGCTGCACCTGGAAACCGAACAGCAGCGGCTTGAACTGCTGCGCATCCGGGCGACCGGCGAGATCGGAGAACCGGGGGACGGTGACAAAGATGCTGTACACGAGTAAGGCCGTTGGCGAATGGCTGGGTATCACTGACCGTCAGGTGCGGAACCTGCGGGATCAGGGCGTGCTGTCCGAAGTCCGGCCCGGTGTCTTTGACATGAAGGTCTGCGTCCGGCAATACCTGAACTTCAAGATCGGAAACAAAGACGATCAAGCCCGCCTTGTTGCTGCCCGTGCCGAGCGGGAGGAAACCCGCGGCAAGATCGAGAAAATGCGGATGGAGGAAGCCCAAGGCGACCTGCATCGCACCGAGGACGTGGAACGCGCCCTGAAAACCATCTTTGCCAATTTCAAGAACAGGCTGGAAACCATCCCGACTAAGTACGCAAGTACCATGGCCCAGCTGACCGACCCGGCGGAAGCCCACGACATTCTGCAAAAAGCAGTGCAGGAAGCACTTGTGGAATTGAGTGACCCCGAAATTGCGCTGGCAGCACCAGCGGGGGAGGAACCCGAAGATGAGCAGGAAGAATAAATGCCGGGGTTGTGTCTGGGGAACCCGGCTGAATGAGATTCAGCAGTTCTGCCCGTTCGGCGGCTGCGTGAAGAAAGGCGGCGGCAGCAATGGCGATGATCCACCTGGAACCGCAGACTGCACAGATGTTCAGCCGAGCGCTGGGTGCGCTGAAGCCGCCCCCGAACCTGACCCTTAGTCAGTGGGCAGATAACTACCGCCGCTTGTCGGCGGAAGCATCCGCAGCGCAGGGCCGCTGGAATACGGACAATGCACCCTTTCAGCGGGAGATCATGGATGCCATCGGGGATGTTCACATCCGCAAGGTGGTTGCCATGATGTGTGCCCAGTCCGGCAAGACGGACGGGCTGATCCTGAACACCATCGGGTACTACATGAGCTATTACCCGGCCCCCATCATGATTGTGCAGCCCACGGTGAACCTGGGCGAGAGTTTCAGCAAAGACCGTCTGGCTACCATGATCCGGGACACTCCGGTGCTCCGGGGCCTTGTGGACAACAAGAGCCGCTACTCTGGCAACACGATCATGAAAAAGAACTTTGCCGGAGGTCAGCTGACCATCGTTGGTGCAAACGCCCCGACCGATCTGCGCGGCCGCCCCATCAAGGTGCTGCTGGCGGACGAGGTGGACGCTTACAAAGCCAGCGCCGGCAAAGAAGGCGACCCGGTCATGCTGGCCGAGCAGCGTCAAACGACCTACTGGGATTACAAGACGGTGCTGGTATCGACCCCCACCGACAAAAACAACAGCCGCATTTTGGACGAGTTCAACGCATCCACCCAAGAGGAATGGACGGTGCCTTGCCCGAACTGCGGCTTTTATCAGCCCTTTGTTTGGGACAACATGGTATTCGATAAAGACAAGTGGCCGGAAGGCGGCGTGCAATACCGCTGCGCCGAGTGCGGTTGCCTTGACAACGAATACCGCTGGAAGAAGAACAGCCTGAAAGGCAAGTGGCACGCAGAGCACCCGGAACGGGCGGTGCGGGGCTTCCACATGAACAAGATAGGCTCGACCCTCTGTGGGTGGGACAAAATCGTGGAGGACTTTATTGCCGCTGACCTGGATGCACAGCGCGGAGACTACGAGAAGATGCAGGTCTTTGTGAACACCGACCTGGGCTTGCCGTGGGAGGAACCGGGCGAAGCGGTGGAGGCAAACAACCTGCTGGACCGCCGCGAGTTCTACGAGGCCGAAGTCCCGGACGGCGTAGTGTACCTGACGGCTGGTGTCGATACCCAGGATAACCGCTTCGAGGCCGAAGTGGTGGGCTGGGGTATCGGCAGAGAAAGCTGGGGCATCCGGTACCAGCGCATCTACGGCGACCTGAAACGCGGTCAGGTGTGGGCAGACCTAGACGAGTTCCTTTCCCGTACATGGAAAAAGAAAGACGGCACGGAACTGTCCCTGCGGTCTGTCTGCATGGACAGCGGCGGCCACTTCCCGGATCAGGTCATCCGGTTCTGCAAAGAACGGGAGGAACGGCATATCTGGGCCATCAAAGGCCGTGGCGGCATGGACGTACCCTACCTGCGCAACCCCACCCAGAACAACCGCGTCAAGGGCGAACTGTTCACCCTGGGAGTTGACACCGGCAAGAACCACGTCCTTGCCCGGCTGAAAGTGCTTATCAAAGGCCCGAACTACTGCCACTTCCCGGCGGCAGAAGATGCCGGGTATGACGAAAATTATTTCAAGATGCTTACTGCGGAACACAAGGTCACACGCTGGAAGTCTGGCCGCAAAGTGGAACGGTGGGAGCTGAAGGATCCGGCGCAGAAACGTAACGAAGCATTTGACGTGCGGAACTACGCGACGGCTGCGCTGGAAATCAGCAACCCGCCCGGTCTGGAAATCCCCGGCGAGGATGCACAGCGTCCTGCACAACAGCGCCAGTACCGCAGAAGGAGATCGGGAGGTATCTAACCAATGCCTGTTATTTCAAAAGAGACCGCCCAGCGGCACCTTGATATGTGGCTGGAAGCCGAGGCCGCCGTATCGACCGGGCAGAGCTACCAGATCGAGCAGATGGTCTTGACCCGCGCCAGTCTGAAACAGATCCGGGAAAGCATTGCTTTCTGGGAAAAGAAAGTGGCTGAAGCGGAAGCGGAGGAAAGGGGCCGGGGCAGAAACCGGATCTACCACTTCTCTCCGCATGACGTGTAAGGAAGGTGGAGCACATGGCGAATTTCCTTGATAAGGCCATTGCGGCAATCTCCCCCGAAAAGGGGTATCGCCGCGCTGTGGCCCGCACGGCGCTGTCTGTCATAAACAACGGCACCGGCTACGGGAACTATGGAGCTTCCCACACATCACGCTCTATGCGGAGCTGGCACGTTGGCGGCGGCAGCGCAAAAGAGGACATCGAGGACAATCTGGAAACACTGCGCAAGCGGAGCCGGGATGCTTACATGGGCATCCCGCTGGCGGCCGGTGCAATCAAGACCCTGCGCACCAATGTGGTGGGCAGCGGCCTTGTGCCGACACCCCAGGTCGATGCGGACTGTCTGCACCTGACCGAGGAACAGGCTGACCATTTGCAGGCGGAAATCTCCCGCGAGTTCAGCCTGTGGGCAGACAGTGCGGCTTGTGATGCAAGCGGCATGGACAACTTCTGGCGGCTGCAAACGCTGGCGTTCACCAGCTTCCTGATGAACGGTGACGTATTTGCAGCGGTGCAGTTCAAAGAACGTGGGAACTGGCCGTATGCCTTGCAGCTTCGGCTGATCGAGGCTGACCAGGTGTGCAGCCCTGACCGCACAGACCGAATGAACCCCTGCAAGGTGGATGGTATCAATGTGCACCAGATCGTTCAGGGCGTGGAAACGGACAAAGACGGCGCAGTCATTGCCTACTGGGTAGCCAGCAGGCACCCGCTGGCCTATGATAATCCGCTGCCCCTGACATGGACGCGGGTAGAAGCCCGCGACAAAGAAACGGGAGAACCGAACATCCTGTGTGTCACCCAGAGGGAACGTGCCGGGCAGCGGCGCGGCGTTCCCCTGCTGGCACCGGTACTGCCCACGATGAAGCAGATGGGCAGATATACGGATGCAGAGTTGGCCGCGGCCATCGTGGCATCATCTATCACGCTGTTTATCAAGCATGATAACCCGGTCAGCGGAGCACCGTTTGGTGAGGATCCGCCCGACAAGGCGGAGGACCCGAACACTCCGCCTGATGAACTGGCAATCAACCTTGCGCCGTCTGCGGTGTTTGACCTTGCGCCCGGCGAAACACCGGACACGTTTGACCCGAAACATCCGACCACGACATATGACGGCTTTATGTCAGCTATGTCCAACCAGGTGGCGACGGGTATTGAAGTGCCCAGCGAGGTGCTTTATAAGAAGTTCAGCTCCAACTACTCCGCAAGCCGCGGTTCTCTGAACGAGTTTTGGAGAACGTGTGACGTGATGCGGGACAGTTTTGCAGCGGACTTCTGCCAGCCGACCTACGAAAAGTGGTTTGCCGAAGCGGTAGCCCGTGGACGTATCAATGCGCCGGGCTTCTTCGATGACCCGGCTGTTGCAAAAGCCTATATGGCCTGTAACTGGAACGGCCCGGCACGCACCAATCTGGATGCGAAGAAAGAAATCGAGGCGGCTATCCTGCGTATGGAGCAGGGCATTTCCACGGCCGAGCAGGAAACGGCGCAGATGACCGGCGGAAGCTGGCGGGCCAATATGCGGCAGCGCAAAAGTGAAATGGAAAAAATGAAGGAGGTAGGCTGCAATGGGCAAAGCCAATTCCCAGACGAACCCCAAGTCAACGAATAATAAGTTCTGGCAGTTCCGCAATCTGGCCGACGATGACCAGAAGGCGGAACTGCTGCTTTATGGCGACATTTCTGAGCGCAGCTGGTGGGAGGATGCAGCAACTCCGAAACGGTTTGCGGATGACCTCGCCGCCCTGGGCGATGTGAAAGAAATCACCGTATACATCAACTCTGGTGGCGGCGATGTGTTTGCGGCGCAGGCCATTGGCAATATGCTGGAACGCAATGCCGCTACCGTGACCGCCCACATTGACGGGCTGTGTGCAAGTGCCGCCACCATCGTTGCCTGCCATGCGGACAAAGTTGTGGCGGCGGCAGACGGCAGCTATATGGTTCATCCGGTCAGCATGGGCGTTTGCGACTACCTGACCGCAGAGGACATGAAGAACTGCCTGAAAGCACTTGAAACCATCCGCAGCAGCATCATTACTCTGTACGCCAAGAAGTCCGGTAAAACTGAGGATGAATGCGCCAAGTGGATGGATGAAACAAACTGGTGGACGGCAACGGAAGCCAAAGAAAAAGGCTTCGTGGACGAGGTGGATGACGATGCAGAAGATTCCGTTGTGGAAAATCGCAATGGTGTTCTGTTCGTCAACAGTATCAGCATGAACACCCCGTTCAACGAAGCGCCCAATTTTGTCAGAAGTCGGGTCACGGAAAAAACTGTGAACCGGCCTGAAAATATGAACCCGGCGGAAAAGCCGGAACGCAATGACCATGGGGAGGTAAAAGACATGGACATCAAGACCACGGATGATCTCCGCAAGGCGTACCCGGATCTGGTAGCCAGCATCGAGAACGAGGCCACCACTGCCGAGCGCACCCGCATTCAGGAGATCGAGAACGCAACTCTGCCCGGTGCAGAGGATCAGGCCAACGAGGCAAAGTTTACGAAGCCCGTTGATTCTGCATCCTTTGCAAAGGCTGTCATTGCCAGCATGAAGGCAAAACAGCAGGAGCAGAGCAAGAAATATCTGAAGAATGCAAAGGAAGCTGCGGAAAACTCCAACGCCAACAGCATCGACAACACGCCGCCCGCAAACCCTGAAGCCGAGGATGAGGAAAGCAAGGCATTCATGAATGCAATCCGCAAGGCTAACGGCGTGAAGTAAGGAGGACGGAACTATGAGCATGGATCTTGCAAGAAAAGATTTCAGCACGGCCCCGGAATATTTCATTGCCGGAACCGACATCGGCATCGCAAAGGCCACCAAGACGGCCAGCGCAGCGGTTGAAGCACACGCCCCTGTTCTGATTGAGGGCGGAAAGGTGAAGCCGGTTGCAGCCGCAGCCGGTGCGGGCCAGGCGGTTCTTACTGGTCTGTATGGCATCACTGCCGACAGCGCAGATGCAGACAAGGAAGTACCGATTTACCTGACCGGTGAATTTTTCGCTGCCGGCCTTGTGCTGCCGAAGAACGTGAGCGTGGATGACGTTGAAGTTCCTCTGCGCAACCTGGGCATTTTCCTGAAGTAAGGAGGACAATATTTATGGCTAATGAAGTAAGCATTTATGAGCCTCGGCACCTGATCGAGGTTGTTCGTACTACCCCGCCGATCCGCACTTTCCTGCGTGACCGCTTCTTCTCCAACGTGAAAACCTTTCCGACCCGCCGCGTTGACATTGATATTGTCAAGGGCAACCGTAAGATGGCTGCATTCATCCATCCGCTGGCTGGCGGCGAGATCGTGCAGAGTGAGGGCTATGAAACCAAATCTTATGCACCGCCCCTCATCAACCCGGCAACCATCAGCACGGCGGACCAGTACATGGAACGCCTGCCCGGTGAGGATCTGTTCTCTGGCCGAACCCCGGCAGACCGTGCAGCGGAAAAGCTGATCGAGGAATACAACCAGCTGAACGACATGACCACCCGCCGCGAAGAATGGATGGCCGCCCAGGTGCTTACTACCGGCAAGCTGAAGGTCAAGGGCAAGGGCGTGGATGAGGTCATCGACTTCGGCTTTGACAACAAGATCACTCTGGAAGGCACGAAGCAGTGGGGCAAGTCCGCTGCCGACCCCTGGGGCAATCTGCGTGACTGGAAACAGCAGGTGAGCCGCAACGGCTTCGCAAACGCAGATATGGTCGTCATGGGCAAGGTTGCAGCCGACAATTTCATGGCTGACGGTAAGATTCTGGAACTGATGGACAAGCGCCGCTTCGACATCGGTTCCATGGCACCCAAAGAGCTGGAAGGTGGCCTGACCTATTACGGCCACCTGAACCTGCCCGGTGTGGACGTTTACGGCTACGACGAAGTTTATCTGGATGACGCGACCGGCGAGACCAAGCCGCTGATTCCCGATAACATGGTGCTGATGATCCCCAGCAACGCAAACTTCATGCGTGCCTACGGCCTGTGCAACTATCTGGATGATGGCGGCAACTGGCACAGCTTTGAGGGCGACCGTCTGCTGCGCACCTATGTGGAGCATCGTCCCGACCGTCGCTTCATTGAGCTTCAGAGCCACCCGCTGCTGATCCCTGATAAGGTAGATTCCTGGCTGGTAGCTGAGGTTTGCTGATATGCTGGACGTTGACCAGAATTACGGCACACCGGAAACTCCGAAACCGTTCCCTACGTTCAAAGAATGCGTTGCGCAGGATGTGCAGAACGTGATCTTCAACTCAAACGAGTTTGCGGAAGAACGGTACATAGATGATAAGCTGATGCTCTGTATCACGCAGCACCCCGGCGTACTTGAACGTCCGGCGCACTGGGAGGGCGGAGCAAAGCAATCCTTTGACCAGGGTATGTACAAGGCCGACCTGCTGCTTTTTGTGAAGCAGAAGGACTACGGCCCTATGCCGAAGAGTGGCAAGCAGATCACCTTGGACAAGAAACGGATCTACAACATCAAATCATGCTCCCTGAAAGCGGGTATGTATCGCATGGAACTGGAAAGGGTGAGGTAAGTTGGCATACTTCCATACCAACTATGACGCTTCCAACCTGATGGTCTCCGTTGATGACGCGGAAGTGACCCGCGCTCTTGGCGTACTGGGAAACAAAACCCCGGCGGCGTTGAAGGTGGCCGTAAACACAACGGCCCGGCAGACGCGCAAGCTGATGCTGACCGAAGTGAAGAAACGTTACGACCTGAACGCGGCAGGCAGACGCATGATCGAAGATCTGCGCCAGCGCCAGAAGGCCACCAACCGGCGGCCTACCGCTATCCTTGCTATTATGAAGAACGACCCCGGTGCATTCCGGGCAGACCTGGGCTATTTCAGAACCAGCCCCACAAAGCCCTTCATGGGTCCGTCTGTTCGCAATGCGCCGCCCGTTTTTCGGGCGCGCGTCCTGAAAGACAGTCCAATGATCGCTCTGGGCGGAACAAGCGATAAGAGCAAGGGCTTCTTGGTACAGTTCAAGTCGAAGCATATCGGCATGGTACAGCGTCAGCTCGGAATACCTGCGGATAAGGACTACACGGAGAGCGGAAAGAAACGTTGGAAACCGAACGAGAAGCTGGCAACACTGTCCAGCCCTTCCGGCTCTGCGATGCACCATACCGTGTGGGAGATGCAGGAGCAGACGGTGGAGCAGATGCTGCAGCAGAACACGGAACGGCGCGTCCGGCAACTGATCGCCAATGCAAAACGAAAGGGTGTGATCTGATATGGCTGAAAAAATCACCGGCTATACCAGCGAAATGTGCCAGCAGGCCATGATTGACGAGTTGAAGGAACTGTTCCGGGATATGAAGTTCACGGGGCAGGAAGGCGAAAAACCGCTGAAGATCTTCAAGCAGTTTATCCCGTCCCCGACCGATGATGACGACGATGTGGATACCAATAGATCCAACTTCCCGTGCATCATCGTATCAAGAACGAGTGGCGAGGTGGTGAACGAAAAGGATCCGCAATTGGTCCTTTTGCAGCTTATCATCTGCTGTTATGACCCGAAAACAGACCGGCAGGGATATGAGGACACCGGAAACATCATCGAAGCCATCATGCAGCACTTCAAGCGGAAGCCTGTGTTTGGCGAGGCTTTCAAAGTGGGATATCCACGCAAATGGGATCTTTCGGATGATGACATGGACTTCTACTACTGGGGCATTGTCAACCTGATCTGCGAAACGCCCAACACCCTGAAAAACGAAGAAGTGGAGGCTTTGATATGAGCATCGAAAAGACCGAAAAGAAAACCGAGGCTGTGAAAAAAACACCACCCGCGCGCGGCACAC